ACAGCACTCAGCCAGCTCTTCGCAACTTCATGGAAGAGTTTAGTAAGAACTGTGGGTTCATTTTAACTTGTAACTTTAAGAACAAGATTATTGATCCGTTGCACTCTCGGTGCTCTGTGGTTGAGTTTACTATCCCGAAAGAAGATAAGCCTAAGCTGGCTGCTAAGTTCTTCAATCGTGCTATAGATATTTTAAAGAAAGAGAATGTAGAGCATGTTCCAAAAGCTGTTGCTGCAGTCATTGAGAAACACTTCCCCGATTTCCGCAGGACTCTCAATGAGTTACAACGTTATAGCGCAACTGGTAATATCGATACTGGAATACTTTCCAACTTTGAAGAAGATAATTTTAAAGCACTTATAGACTTCATGAAGAAGAAGGACTTTACCAACGTTCGTAAGTGGGTTGGTGAGAACACGGATATTGATCCCGTTGTCCTTTTTAGAAGACTGTATGATAATGCATCTATGTTACTTGCAGACAATGCTAATGTTGCTCACTTGGTTATGATCTTAGCCAACTATCAACACAAGGCTGCGTTCGTTGCTGATCAAGAGATTAACACAACTGCTTGTATGGCTGAGATCATGGTTAACATGGAATGGAAATGAAGAAGTATAGTTACGGCTTGAAGAAGGTCATTTGCGTTGATGGTTCTATTGGTTATGAGGATTGCGACTTTGGTAACGGAACTTACCGAATTCGTATTCCTAATAAGTTTTGGCCTTTCCCTGAAGTCGTAACTCTACCTCGCTCTGCATTTACATACTGCAAAGACCAAGATCACATGAAACCAAGTTTTGATAACCTAGAAGAGGCTCCATTTTGAATACAACATATAAGTTAGATGTCATCGATGGTGATGACGGAGATCAGTTGCTCCAGTTGTCTGAAGAGTTCTGTAAAGATCAGGATTGGCGCGAGGGTGATGTTATCAGTTGGGACACTAAAGATGGCTCGGTGATTGCCACTAACAAGTGTGCTCAGGAGCGTAAAAAGAACTCCGGTAAGAAGTTGGTTCTGGTTGAGACAGTCTCGATGTTCCGTATGCGTTATGTTGTTGAGTGTGACGAAGAAGAGCATGCATCCGATGAAGTTGTTATGAGAAAAGGTGATGATGGTTTTGAAGAGTTTTCACAACATCATCTTGATGAAGTTATTACATCTACACGTGTAATCGATGAACGTGAGTACCTAGACTTGTTTGATAAAGATAACGACTACCTAGCAAAATGGGACGTCGAACAAAAGAAACGTTTCATCAACAAGATCAATTACAATGAATGATATATTTTTAAATACCTTTAAATGGATCAAAGATGACTGGTATAGTAATCGTTTTCGTTTCTGCATTGAGCTTATTGCTTGGGGCATCAGTATTGGGTGTTCTATTACCATGGCTCTCACTGTCCCGAATCCGCCCCTACTTACTCTTTACCCTATATGGATCCTCGGCTGTAGTCTCTATGCTTGGGCTGCTTTTACTCGGAAATCTTTTGGGATGTTGGCTAACTACTTGCTCTTAACTACGATAGATAGTATTGGACTTATTCGTATGCTAATGGGATAGAAATGAAATATGATGCTATAGTTTTGGGCGGTGGTGTTGTTGGTATCACTACCGCTTTTTATTTGTGGGAAAGAGGTCTGGAAGTTGCTGTTGTTGAGAGACAACCAGAGGCAGCTGAGGAGACCTCTTTTGCTAATGGAGGACAGATCTCTGTCTCCCATGCAGAGCCTTGGGCTAATCCAGGAGCTCAATGGCAAGTGCTTAGATGGTTAATGAAGAAGGACAGTCCTCTATACTTTAAACCAAAAGCTGACTTGCACCAACTCAAGTGGATTGCTCAGTGGTTACGCAATTGTTCACGCACTAGAACCGATGAGAACACTACCAATCTGGTTCACCTAGCCATGGAGTCACGTAGAGAGTTGATTCGTGTTAGACGCAGATCAAAAGTGAAATATGACCATCTGACTAAAGGCATCCTTCACTTCTACCAAAACCAAAAGGAGTTTAATAAAGCTCTTTATGCAATGGATGTAATGAGACAAGCAGGTTTGACAATCCAACCAACTACTTTTGATGAAATGGCTTTAATGGAGCCTGCTCTTGGCCATCTAGGCGATCGAATTGTTGGCGGAACATTTGCACCTAATGATGAAAGTGGTGATTGTAATTTGTTTACAAAGAACCTAGCTCACTTCTTAGAGTCTAATGGTGTGAGGTTCTTTTATGATTCTGTAGCTGTTGCGTTAAAAGACAGCCGCGTGGAAATTCACCAACATGATAGTGATACAGCTTTTGTTCTTTCATCGAAACAGTTTGTAGTGGCTATGGGCTCTTATAGTTATCAGTTTGTTAAAGCAAACTTTGGTAAAGAGCTGATGATTTACCCTGCTAAAGGTAGTTCTGTAACCGTTCCTGTTATAGATAGTAAAAGAGCACCTACTATTAGTCTAACAGATGATGAAAACAAGCTGGTATTTTCTCGTTTCGGTAATAGGCTGCGTATTGCTGGCACTGCTGAACTTGCTGGATGGGATTCTTCAGTCAACGTTGAACGTTGTAAAGTCGTTCACGACAAAGCTAGAGACCTATTTGGAGACGGATGCGAGTGGTCGAACGCGCTATACTGGTCGGGACTAAGACCGACCACACCTACTAACCTACCTTACACCGAACGTCTCAATGATACGGTCGTTTTAAATTGCGGCCACGGAACGTTGGGATGGACTTTGGCCTGTGGATCTGCAAAGCGTGTAGCAGATATGATTAAAAAATGAATCCCTTTGATTATGTAAATGCAATCAATCATTCTAAGAAAGATCTGATGACCGGAACAGACAACGATGAGTTGGCTGAAAAAGATTATCAACCTTTCTTAGTTAATAGAGCATTGTCCTACTTCCCTGATACATTAATGCATGCGCATGCAATGTCAGGGTTCCAAACCTTGGACAACAAACTCCAATACTCCTATCTTCTAAATATCGTTAGACCATCTAAGCGTTTTGCTAAGTGGGTGAAAAAGCAAGACAATAACGATATAGAAGCTGTTAAGCAATATTATGGCTATGGAAATGAAAAGGCCTTGGAAGCATTATCGATACTGTCTGGTGAGCAATTGACTATAATAAAAAATAAACTTGCTAAGGGTGGAAATAATGAATGTGATCGACAACCTCATAGAGGTGACGCTTCCTAATGAAGAAGACTTTTTAAAGATCAAAGAGACCTTGACTCGAATTGGTGTGGCATCAAAAAAAGACCGAAAACTTTATCAGTCTTGTCATATCTTACATAAACAAGGAAAATACTATATCGTTCACTTTAAAGAGTTGTTTGCTCTTGATGGTAAGCCTTCCAATTTTTCTGAAGAAGATATGGGAAGACGAAACACAATTGTAAACCTTCTTGCAGAGTGGGGATTGTTAAAAATAGTAATTGTTGAAAAATCGCAAGAGCCTCGTACCCCTCTGTCACAGATTAAGATCCTAGCTTATAAAGACAGAAATGAGTGGGAGCTTGTTGCAAAATATAATATTGGTCGGAAACTTTAATGAATAATATTTGGGATGAACGGTTCATTGGTCTAGCACAGCACGTAGCAACATGGTCTAAAGATCCAAGAACTAAAGTTGGTGCAGTGTTGGTCAATGAGACCAAGCAAGTTCTTAGTGTTGGTTATAATGGCTTTCCTCGTGGAGTGTTTGACCTACTTGCAAGGTATGAAGATAGGGAGACCAAACTAATGTTTGTCGCCCACGCAGAGCGCAATGCTTTAGATAACTGCTTTGCTGATACACGTGGATCAACTTTGTACGTTACACTCCCGCCTTGCAACGAATGTGTCAAGTCCATTATTCAAAAGGGTGTTAAGCGAATTGTCACGTTGACTTCTGACGCAAGGCCACAGGATAATGGTAATGTAGCAATTACAATGCTTGCAGAAGCAGGCATCCAACTTGATTTTATTAATTATGATCCTAACGCACAAATTCAGCAAGACCAATCCCAGCGAGGTTTTGTTTTTTAAACTAGACCGCTCTATTGCTATCGGTGAGTATACCGACGAATCGTTTGTATTGTTAGAAGATGGTAATGGTGAGCTTAAGAGCTTTGCTAATGCTATGCAAGCATTTTCATACCTTCGCTCCATTCATGATCCCACTAGAGTGAGCCCTGAGACTGTTGCTGTATTCGAGACTCCTGCAAGAGCTGTAGATAACCTTTCGAAATACAAAGGTAATCTAGCTCTCAAGGAAATAACTAAAGACGTATTTTTTGCACATCGATCATGAAAATTCAATTAGCCAGTGATATCCATTTAGAGTTCGGACCTATTTCATTAGATAACCACGGGGCTGATGTCCTTGTGTTGTCTGGTGATATTTGTGTTGCGGCCGACATCAAGGATGTAAACAATGAGGATGTCTTTGACCGATTTGATAGATCAACAACAATTCATACATTCTTCCAAGAATGCTGTGCTCGTTTTAAGCATGTAATTTATATCATGGGTAACCATGAACATTACCATGGCGACTTTGCTACAACATTTGACAATTTAAAGTACAATCTAGGTTACTTGTTTAATCTTCATATCCTTGAAAAAGAATCATTAATCATTGACGATGTGACTTTCATTTGCGGCACTCTTTGGACGGATATGAACAAAGAAGATCCAATGACTATGGCAACCATTCGCGGTGTAATGAACGACTACAGGATTATAGAGGACAGTCGTGAGCCTGTTCACTACAAGGATGTTGACGGTAAGTTTCACACCCGTACAGGTAAGTTTTCTGCTATGGGTTCTGTTGTAGAGCATAAAGAGATGCTTGCTTTCATCAACAAGACGATTGAAGCTAATCCTACTGGAAAGTTTGTGGTTGTTGGCCATCATGCTCCAAGCAAGCTATCGACTAAACAACATTATGTAAGAGAAGTCATTATGAATGGAGCTTATAGTTCCGATCTATCTGAATTCATTTTGGATCATCCTCAGATTAAACTTTGGACACATGGACATACTCACCATGCGTTTGATTATGAGATTGGAACGACCCGTATTGTTTGTAATCCTCGAGGTTATGTCGACCACGAAGATAATACAGGATTTGATCCTGCTAAGGTAATTGAAGTATAAGTATTTCATTGGAGGACTAATATGCAGATGGATGTAGATCAAAAACTAGTTTGTGCTGTTCCTATGGAACTAATTAACAATGTACTCAATACCATATCAGAAGAAGATTGGTATGATGGTGATTATAGGTCCAATGCTGAAAATATGGACCACACAAATTCCATTCCCATTTTTCACTCTCCACTTTGTGCTTCTGGAAAATGTGATGATGATCCAATAATGGACATATCAGAACAAAAGCACTATGACAAGTATTTTCCTGTCATTGAGCCATTACTAAACATCCTCAAGGAACACTACGACTTCAAACAGTATGCAGCGTTTTTAACTAGATGTCATCCAAAAGCTGTCGTGGGTAGCCATAAAGACAGAGGTAATTTCCTTACTTTGTGTCATAGAATTCATATTCCCATTCAAACCAACGAGAAAGCAATGTACATTATAGAGAATGAGATGTACAATTGGAAAAAAGGTAATGTTTATGAATTTGATAATATGAGATCACACAGCGTGTATAATGGTGGGGATGAACCTCGAATCCATTTAATTATTAATCTGTATAATCTAGATCATCTTCCTGTAACAATATAAATACTTCATCTCATTCGGGATGGGAACGCAGCAATCCGGTGTGGGCTGTATAAACCAGAAGCCGGGCCAATGCCTTTTAGGGTTGGCAATTTTAAACTCGCTTAATAGGAGAACTATATGTTTTACGCAAACATGGCTATCGATTCAATTCAAGACGCCAAAATCGCCTTCCTCAAACAAACGGTACAGGAAGATTCCCTTAAAAAACCTTTGGTTGATTTTGTTGAGGCACAGCGTGTCTTTACAAAGCAAATTGCTAAGTCTGCAAGTGATGTTATGACCTTAACTTCTCAGACATTTGCAAATGCAATTACAGGTACTACAAAAAAGGGAGCCTAACATGACATTAGGTAATATCACTTTTGGTCCTGCATTTAAGGACATGGATAAGTTCTTTGTTGGATTTGACGATCAATTCAATCGTCTTGCTAGACTTCATGATGATGTGACAAAGAATATTCCTAACTATCCACCTTACAACATCAAGAAAACTGGGGACACAACTTATGTAATTGAGTTGGCTGTTGCTGGTTTTGCTAAGCAAGATATCGAGATCGAGCTTGCTGATGGTAAGATGGTTATCAAAGGCAACGTCCTAAATGCTGAGCAAGAAGATAACTTTCTGTTCAAAGGTATTGCAAACCGTGCATTCACACGTACATTTGCATTAGAAGATCAGATTGAAGTAAAGAATGCTGAGATGTTCAATGGTATGCTTCAAGTGTTTTTGGAAAGAATTATTCCTGATCACAAGAAACCAAAGAAAATCGAAGTAAAAGAGGCTGGAGCCAAAAAGCAAAAAGCCACAAGACCTATGGGTGAACTTCTTCTCGAAGAAGACGAACGTAACCTGTAATCCAAGCGGCCAGCATCCACAAGGTGCTGGCTATTATTTTGTTCAAAAGACATATGGGTAGAAACATGCACGAATTATCAAATTTTTGGGCGTGGGTGAAAAATACTTTCACTCCATCTTACCAATCAGAAATAGAAGATTATTTAAAAGACTCCGTTGATCATAAAGATCTCGAGAGCAGAATAGCAACACTTCAGCGTAGAGGTCTAATATGAAATTCATTAAAAAAATTGTTGACTTGTTAATTGAAATTGGTGAAGCTAGAGCTCGTCATTTAAAAAGCCATCCTAGTTTAATGAGATGGTATTAATATAAGAAAGTTGTTATGAGTGATATCAAATGTGTAAAGCTAATTACTGATCAAGATCTGATCGGTAAGGTAGAAATTGATGTGTTGGGTAATATTAACATTACTGATCCTGCCCAAATTGTAATGATTCCAAGTGAAAGTTCGGAAAAAATGAGTCTTGGATTAGTTCCTTGGATTCAATACTCTGAACAAAAAACATTTAGATTGGAAAAAAGTAATGTGCTGACCACATTTGATCCTGTATTAAATATTCTTAACAACTACAACCGCATCTACGGATCGGGGATTGTAGTTGCAAAAACACTTGGTTGATAGTATAATTGCCTCTTAATCGAGGGGCTACATGAATTTTTACACGAATATCCACATTCGCGGCAACGAGGTATTGCTTAGAGGAATTGAAGATGGAGAGAAGATCCAACTATCGATTCCTTACAAGCCATACCTCTTCGTTCCTTCACACGACAGCAATACACCGTACAAGACCCTAAAAGGTCAACCTGTTAAACGCATTGACTTTGAGTCCATGCGTGAGGCTCGTGATTATGTTAACAGGTACAAAGACGTTAACAACTTCCCTGTTCATGGTCTTACTAATTTTGGTTACACGTTCATTAACGACAAGTACAAAGGTGAGATTCAATATGACGTCTCAAAGATTTCCGTAGTCACCATCGATATTGAGACCGCCTCTGACGACGGTTTCCCAGATATCGAAACTGCTAACAAGCAGATCACCGCTATCACACTCCGTAAGAACGACCAAGTAGTTTCGTTTGGATTGCTTCCTTACGAACCTGAACTACCAAACGTCAAGTACTTTTATTGTGAGAGTGAAGCTCACATGCTGGAGCAGTTCATTCAAGTATGGTGTTCCAAACAATTTAGTCCTGACATCATTACTGGCTGGAACGTTGAGTTCTTTGACATGCCGTACATTGTTAACCGTATCAGACGGGTGCTTGGGGATTACAGCGTGAAGAAGTTGTCTCCTTGGGGAATAATGAACTCACGTGAGTTTGAGATCATGGGTAAGACGTATAACCTTGAGCAGCCTGTTGGCATTACAATTCTCGACTACATGGCGTTGTATAAAAAGTTTTCATTTTCTCAACAGGAGAGTTTTAAACTTGACCACATTGCGTTCATCGAACTTGGTGAGCGTAAGTTGGATTATACGGAGCTTGGGTTTGAGACGCTCGATGAGTTCTACAAGGGTGACTTCCGCAACTACATGAACTATAACATCCGAGACGTAGACCTTGTTTACCGTTTGGATCAGAAGTTAAAGTTGATCGAGCAAGTGTTTGCTATTGCATATGATGGCAAAGTGAACTACATCGATACTCTTGCGACTGTGCGTATGTGGGATACAATCATTCACAACTACCTACTCGAGAAGAACATCGTAGTTGACAATCCAAAAGTAATTGAAAAGCAACGGCAGATTGAAGGTGCTTACGTCAAGGACCCACAAGTTGGTAAACACAACTGGGTTGTATCCTTTGACTTGAACAGTTTGTATCCTCACTTGATCATGCAATACAACATCAGTCCCGAAACATTGACCGGACAGTATGGACGATTTGCAAATAGCGAACGGTTTGATGATGATGGTATTTTAGTTGATTACAAAGTAACGGACTCAATTGGAATGATTATTGAGGAAAACGTTCTTGACGACTTATCGATTCGTAATCAACTGACAGAGCAGAATGTTACAATCACTCCAACTGGTTGTATGTTTGATCGTGACTATCAAGGATTCTTACCTAAGCTGATGGAAACAATGTACAACGATCGTTCCACTTGGAAGAAGCGAATGATCGAAGCAAAGAAGTTGTACGAAAAGACTCCAACTCAAGAACTTGCAAATGAAGTAGCTCGTTGTCAAAATATGCAGCTTGCAAAGAAGATTCAGCTTAATAGTGCTTATGGTGCGTTGTCTAACGTGTACTTCCGTTGGTTTGATCCTCGCCTTGCAGAGTCAATCACTAAAGCTGGCCAACTCTCAATCCGTTGGGTAGAGAAGAAAATGAACGAGCACTTGAATAAGCTATTCAAGACAACTGGTGAAGATTATGTAATTGCTTGTGATACTGACTCGATGTACATCCGGTTTGAGAGACTTGTTGATGTGGTGTTCAAAGATCAAACTGACCATCAGAAGATTGTCAACTTTCTTGATAAGGCTTGTGAGGAAAAGTTTGAGCCGTTCATTAGCAAGTGCTACGAAGAGCTTGCTATCCACGTCAATGCTTATCAGCAAAAGATGCAGATGAAACGTGAAGCAATTGCCAACAAAGGTATTTGGACAGCAAAGAAGCACTACATCCTGAATGTGTATAACAATGAGGGTGTTGCATATAGCGAACCCAAACTAAAGATGCAAGGGATTGAAGCTGTAAGGAGTTCTACACCTTCTGCATGCCGTGATTACATTAAGAAATCTCTTGGTGTAATTATGAATGGAACACAAGAAGAACTGATTGGCTACATTGAAAGAAGTAGGATCGAATTTAAGAAGAAGCCGTTTGAGGAAGTTGCTTTTCCACGTAGCGTCCGGGGTCTGAGTAAGTACTACGATTCTAGGAATGGTTACAAGAAAGCATCGAGGGCTGGTGTTCCTATCCACGTTAGAGCAGCACTTGTACACAATCACTTAGTCAAAGCAAAAAAGCTAGATAATACTGTCAGTCCTATCTACGAAGGTGAGAAGATTAAGTTCGCTTACCTTACAATGCCTAATCCTGTACACGAAAATGTGTTTGCTACAACAGGACCCTTGCCCAAGCAGTTTGGACTTGAAAAGTATATCGATTACGAAACACAGTTCGACAAAGCATTCGTCGAGCCAATTAGAACAATCGTTAACGTGATGGGTTGGACTACAGAGAAGGCTAGTTCCACGTTAGACGACTTTTTCGGAGACTAAGATGGATTTAAATGAAGACGACGACTTTGGCTTTTCGGCTGTTAGCGAGGAAGAGCTCAAGAAGTATGAGAACGAACTTAAGGCAGCTGTTGACGAGACAACAACAAATGCTGTAGAATTAGAAGATAGACTGGCAAAGCTGTATGCTGCTATCATTCCTCTTCTTAATAACCTTGAAAAGAATCCTGAAAAGGAATACATTCTTTGGCCAGGTCGTGATAAGAAAATCAAACTGTTCAGAACAAAATTAAAAAACATATACGAAGGTAAAACGTGATTAGATTTTATACAGACCACCTCCACCCATCTTACAGCAAGGACTATACCGAACCTAAGGGTGGAGCCCATGATAATACCGGTAGTGATAGTTTTGTTAATTGTTTTAATAATCAAAAAGTCAACTACCTAGATTTAGGATGTGCTGGTGCTGCAATTGTTGAAGCAATGTATAAAAATGAACACAACGCTTTTGGTGTTGATGGTTCAGATGCTCAGAAAAAGCAAGGACTTAATAGTTGGGGTAGAATTCCCGAACGGTTATTCAATGCTGACATTACTGAACCGTTCCACTTCATAGATGAAGATACAAACGAAAAGTTTAAGTTTGATGTGATAAGTGCTTGGGATGTGATGGAGCATTTGTTTGAAGACAAGCTCCCAGGTTTTTGTGACAACTTAAAAAACAACTTAAAGTCGGATGGTTACTTTGTTTGTGGAATTGCTGATTTTGCAGATGAAGGTTATCATGTCACCCTCCATAACAAAGAGTGGTGGATTGATATGTTTGATCGTAATGGTCTTACTTTAGTATCAGACACTTTTGAAGAGATTGCAAGACAAACAAGTTTTCATTTAAAATTGAGAATAAAATGACTGATTTTGAAACACATCCCAGAGGTACTGCAGAAGAGATTCGTTTGTCACGAGCTCTTGCAAATGAGATTCAACAATCATTAGAACAGTGGGGTGATGTGTTGCCGCACAACGTAAGAATAGCATATAATAAACTTTATGGTTTTTATATCAAGCAAATACAACATGAGGAAATGTGATGAGTGATTTTTTAAAAGCGTTAGTTAAGGATCTCAAGGATGATAACACCTCAATTTTGGAAGATGGTGAGTCTTCTGCTGAGTTCAGTGGTTGCATCGATACTGGTTCGTTTGCGCTAAATGCTGTTCTGTCTGGTAGCTTGTACGGTGGTGTTCCTAATAACAAGATCACTGCATTTGCAGGTGAGTCTGCCACCGGTAAGACGTTCTTTGTATTAGGCGTCGTTAAACAGTTCCTACAAGACAATCCAACTGGTGGAGTGATCTATTATGATACAGAGGCTGCTGTCACTCGTGACATGATGGCAACTCGTGGCATTGACCCTAAGCGAGTGGTCATTGCTGAACCTGATACAATTCAGAAGTTCCGTACTCATGCCTTGAAGGTTATTGAGTCGTATGAGAAAGCACCTAAGGACACTC